TCAATCGTCTTATTGAGCTTGTTCACTTGCTCAGTGATTTCAGCGTTTTGTTTTTCCAATCTAAAAATTTTATCGTTCAGATTTTGGTTTGCTTCGTACTGCTTGTAAAATCCAAAGCAGACGACAGCAACGAAGACGCATAAGATTAAGTAAGTAAACTTATTTAAAAATTTATCTGAGTTCATCTTAATTTCCTCTTTTCTTTAAAAATTCGGGCATATCATCACCGACTGAAATGGATTCGTATTGATCCTTATTAACCAGATACTTTCCATAATGCCTGATCGTGACATGATACCTACCGTTAACTTCTTCCTTGTGTGTGACTACAGGCTTATTAAATGTCGCCCCTGCGTAAAACGAGACGATGCATGAAGCGATAAAAAATATTAGTTTAATCTCGGTCATTTTCCATCTCCTCTTTTAGTAAGCAATGTTCCACTAAATAATTCTGTGATCAGAGCATCCCTCAGTTCCGCCAGCAATCTGTTTTCCTCGTTGTTGAAAAACATCATTTGAGTTCGCCACAAATTCATCACAACCGAAATTATTTCTGGTAATCTTTCAAAGTTTTTTACTTCAATTTTTAACTCTTTATTTCTGGTAAGAGATAAAGAAGATGTTTTCTTTATTTTTAGGCCAATATTTGATAGCTCATCGCTTAATGTTTTTGAAATATCTTCCCCTTTTTTAAAGTCGACTGCTAAATCATATATTCCAAGCGATTTAGCCATATTTTCGTTAATGGTTATTTTTACAGCATTTTTTAAATCAATAATGCGATTCAGGTCATTAGCTATATCGTTAAGTGGACGATGTATGCTCGCTTGCTTATCGCTTTCGATATATCGGCTTGGTGTTAAATTGAAATCCTGATCTTCAATATCTTTGATTGTTACAGAACGACAAACCCCTGCTGTATCAAGATGTTCTGCAATCATTTTTTTAACTTGTTCTGCCATATTTTCAGGCAAAACGTTAAATTCTTTTTTATACACTCGGGCGTTTTGCTTTCCAAATTGCCCGCGCTGTTCCCTTACTTCAACCTCTGCTTTTTCTCTCAAATCAATCATTGACACAAGAGATGACGTTTTCTTCTTGTTAAAAATTATAATGCATGTTGGTATAGATGTTGACACAAACATGTTGTTAGGCAATGAAATGACGGCTTCTATGTAATTCCCTTGTACCAGCCTTTTGCGAATAGCCGCTTCATCGCTTTGGTTTGTTGTCAATACACCATTTGGGAGAATGAATTGTGCATATTCGCTAATTTCTAACGCTGATAAAATAAAAGCGAAATTTGCATTATTTTCTGGAGGGATACCTAAATCAAATCTTGGCTGTGCGGAAGCAAAGAATGGATGTTTCCATTTTAGATTGTACGGAGGATTGCTAATTAGTTGTTTCAATTTTAACCACCTTTCCGAATCTCTCTCCTTTTTCAATCGAATACAAATTGAAAAGTTCACCAGACAAGACATCTTGATGTTTTACAATAGCTCCGATATTTCTAACCGCAAGATTGAACAGTAATAGAGGTATTACATTTTCGTCAAATTCTATGCACTCAAACGATAAAGATGGATTTATTGACCATGATTGGATTGTTAGCGCTCCACTTCCAGCACACATATCAATCATTACCTCATATTCCGCATTTTGACTTTGCATTTTTGCCAAGAGAAGAGCCAATGTCTTGGGTGTGTAGTCTTGTTTCTTTGTTTCTCTATCTGCAAGCCAGTACTGATATATCATCTGCAACCAATCTACAGATAAATCCTGCACTAAAATCTCAAATTTTTCGTATTTTTGAACATCGTCAGACATAACTGCGTCATATATCGATTTTGACAAATCTTCTTGATTTTCAATCTCGAAAATTTCCAAAACGTTCTTAGTTAATTCGCTTAATTCCATCACTCCACCTCCTCAACTTCAAATAGCGGGCTATTAAACACTTCTCCGAACCCAGCATCTTCAAGTTCTTTGCGGGTGTGGTAAGTTGAAAAATTATCGGAATTTGATAAGCAACCAAAATACCACGAGTGATCCATTAATTGTTGCTTTAAATATGTATTATCAATACATAACCCTTTCATCTTCACAAGATACCGCTTCTCTTCCTCGATCCTGTACCCATCAAGCCAAGCACGGGCGAAGATGTTTTGATTTTTAGGCTTGGACACCCAACTATTAACCCCGAATGGTGTATAAATGAGCGCTTCATGCAATCGCTTTTTTTCGCTTTTGCATTTTTCAATCCAATCCGCCACGAACTGCGGTACGACTGGTTTATTTAATTCTCTACGTATTCTATCAGCATCTTTCAATTGTTCACCAACCCATGCTCCCTCAAACTTGCCTTGCTCGTATCCTTCACGCCATATAGAATGACAAAAATCTTCTTCAAATTCATCCATAATGGTTTTTAGCCATACTTCTCTATCATGTAATGGTAATTCTCTCAGCCGTGCGATAACGTTTCGCAAATAGAGTGGAGTTTCATCTGCGTGACCTGCTTGCGGTTCTGGCTTAGCCAATTTCTCATATTCTTGGATAAAAATTTTCACGTTTGTAAAACTTGGAAAATATCCAAAATTTTGCATTCGTTCCATCAACATCTTAATTAATTCTTTTTTACTCATTTTCCATTTCCTCAATCAACCAATCCAGATTTTTTCTGGCCTTCTTCAAATCTTCCAAACCGTTCTTTCCTTGAAAACGCAATAGATACTTAATTGCATTGCCCCAGTAGAATCCCTGCACGGCTGTTAAATTGCCTGCAAAATTACGCACAACGTCTATTGCTTCAAGGCCGAATTTGCCTTGATAGTGACTTGGATTATTGACCTTGTCTTCTTCGACTGGATTGTCCCATTTCATCAAATTCAAATTATCAACATTGACTTCTTCCATGTTGATCCTGCCGAAGTCCATTTCAGTTGTTGATTTCATTTCAAATCCTCTTCTTTCACCCACACGCCATCAATTAGCTTGCCCTTACGGTCTTTGATCTCATTCCACGCTTGCGACAAACAGTCTTCAAAATCAAGCCCTTGTCCTTTAGCGATTAATTCTGTACTTGCTACGATCATTTGGATTATGTTATAAAACATAAATTCTTGATGATCGTTTGAGATGTGATATGATAATGTGCCAATTAACGTTGAAGTCATCAACATAATATCTGATACGCTATTACCATAATGCAAATCAGCAATTGTTTTTATCCCTTGTTGTTGCGCCAAAATAATCAACACAACCACCACATCACCAATTGAATCTTTAACGACTTCCTTGTTTCCCTTCGCAAGACCTGAAGCCAATTCTCCAAATTCTTCATAGAGCTTTAGCATCTGCTTCTTGCTATCTGCCTTGTCCAGTCCACGGTCAATAGACCATTGCTGTACGTTTGTAATTAATTTATTTAATTCCACTTTAAATACCCCACGATTTTTCCAAATGCATTTCACGCTTGAGCTTGCGTTTTAATTTTCTCAACCGCTCTTCCTCAGTCGTGTTTTGCGTGCTATCAATTTTTAATAAATACTTCTGCCCAATCTCGACATCCCTGTCTCTTTTAGCCGAGTCTAATTTCTCCCTCAGACACGTCTCAAAAAATGCCTTATCAAATACAGGCGCTAACCGAATCATTGTATTCACGGGAGGTAATCGCCCCCATTTTTTTATCAATACGGATCCTAGAGCCTATGTAGCTCACCTCTTTTTCATTTGATATAAACGTGCGCAGAAATTCAAATACATTCTTGTAATTGCTCTGCTTCTCTTCGATGATTGAGTAGAAGCGGTTTACGTTGTTCATGTTTTCACCTCTTCAATCTCTACCTCTATACGAGGGTTCAGGCTGTAAAATTTCTTAGCGTGGATTTCTGAAACTTGCCCGTCGTCCTTCCAAAGTAGCGAACTGTCGGAAATGCTATCAAGTAAGGCCTTTATGTAATTATCTAGGTCTGGCTTCTTGTAGACTGGCATAGTTTCATCTGCTAAGGCCTGCTGATTCTTCTTGATTTTCTTGATGTACTGCGGGGGCGATATGTAAAATACGACTGCTAGCCTGACAGGCCCTTCTGCTACTTTATCAAGCAAGCACTCCTCGGCTATTAAATCCGTACATTTTCAGCGCCAAGTCTTCATATCCCCTGTCTCGTAAGTCGTAGTAAAATTGCCACGCCTTGCGAATCTCGGCCTACTTTGTGGCTTTGGTTCAATATTTAGTGTTAATTTCATGATTTCATTTAAAATCCACCAGCCAAATTTGAAGAATTGTGAGAAAAATGGCTTGGCTGGTGAAATCCTTTACGTCATTCGTCCAAGTATGACGCTTATTTTCTAGGTTGCTTTTATTGAGATTCCCAGCTCATATATTTTTTTATCTTTTAGTGTCTAAAAAAGTCGGGTTTTAGGTCAGGCCAACCAGACCTGCCAAATAATGCAATACATTCTTCCTTGTTTTGATGTATGGCAAATGTAATACCATGCGGACAGCCTGTGTCATGTGTTCTGAGAATGTCTTTTACTTGTTTTCTCATAATTATCACCCAAATTTTTTATCTAGCTCTTCCTGAGTCAACGGCTCGATATTTTGATAGCCCTTGACGATATAGTTAGTCTTATAATCAAATCCTAGCTGACTGAGTCCGTTCTTAAATCGGTCTTTGTCTTCTGTTCCTTCAAAATACACTTCCAGAATCATTTTTTGCGTGTATTTTTTAAGGCCGTTTTCAGTCCCTGTGACGGCTTCTTCTTGATTCTGAGCCGATTCTTCTCCATCCAAGATTTCGCCTGTTTCGGGGTCAAAATGACAGCCTACGATTGATCTTAAACCCTGTCCTTGACTTGAGGTTTGCTGAGGTTCCAAAACTTCCTCACGTTCCCTCTCTGCTCTCTCTTGAGCAAGTCGAACTTCTTCTTTTTGCTTTTCAAAGGCATAATCTGCCTTGATCTGCTCTAAGACTTCCACAAGGGTTAGGTCTCGCAACATTCGTAGGTATGGCTGGTCAGTCATGCCGTACTCGGCACATTGACCAGATATGGCTGATTTAGCTTTTTCAAACTCTTGTTGTTTCTGGAACTCAAATGTGACCAGATCATCTAATGATTGCATTGTGGCTTTCTTCAAGGTCACCCCGTCGGCCATAAAGTCACCTGCTTTGATGTACTCAAGGGCTTTCTCGTCGAAAATCCGAGGGTCTAGCATGTACTCAGCCGATCTATTAGCAATATAAGATTTAACCGTGTCCAGTCTCAGGGCCTTTTGATGATCTTCAAAATCCTTTACGTCTTTTGCAATCTTAGAAATCGTATCAGTCAAAGGCTTCTCTGTTGCTTTGATGTATTCATCAAATTCATCTGCTGATTTTGACAATTCACGCTTGATCTTGATGCGCTCGTCTGAGATCTGTTTGCTGAGTTTTCGCAAGTCGGCTAAAACTTTCTTGTCGTCCTTGATGGTTGAAGCCGTGACTGTGTAATTTTGATATTTGGTCACGACTTCGTTTATATTTTGCTCAAATTTTTCTCGGTCGATAATCTCAACCTGCGCTTGTGTTACTTTCGCTTGTAATTCCTGCATGTTTGACCTCCCGTCTAATAATTAAGGCTATTTCCGAGCGGATCTTCTTGCATTGGATTGGTTTCTTGCAATGGATTTTCTGGCTCTTCTTCGACATCTACAGGTTCAATCTCTTTCTTTTGCCGTTGTTCCTGCTCTTTATTAAACTGCTCAATCTGTGCTTGCTTGCGAGCGAGTACGGCTTCACGGCTTTCTTGAGGGGTGACATCAATAGGTTGTGACTGATCCATTTCATCAGTCGTATATAGACCGCCTACATTTTCGCTGAAAGCTTCCCGCATTGCAGAAACTAGGGCCACCTTCCGGATCATCAGCGCTGGCATTTTGGCCCACATTGATTTACCTGTGTTGTAGGCTTTAAAGTCTGCGTCTACTTCGATAGGATATTTACGGTCTTTGCGATAGACCTTGGCCCAACCACCAAGCAGGACGTGATTCTTGCTATGGATTGTCCCTGTAATGTGCTTGATCTCTCCCTCTTGGGTCTCTACTACGATACCCGCTTCAAATCCATCAAAATTAGGGTTTTGTTCTGCCCGCTTCATAAAGGCATCTTTAGAGACCACGACCTGCGCTGGATTAGTCCCGTATTTGATAAAGTAAACCTCTTT